TCCATCTAATTCTGAAAATTTAATACCTTTTGACCCATCAGCTGATTCTTTATTAAGCGATCTAATTGACATTAGACCTAGAGTAGCTGCATATAACACTTCATCGTCAATTTCACCATTTGCATTTCAATCAAGAAACTTTGCATCACAACAAGATAATGTTCCAGATCCTTTAGTTCCTGATGAAAATTTAATTGTTAGTTTTGATTATTATCAACCTAGAAGAGACAGATTGTTTATCAATAAAATGGGTCAATTTGAGTATATAGAAGGTACTCCATCCGACGATCCAAAAGAACCACAAGCACCTGTTGATGCTGTAGAGATTGCGTCTCTTGAATTGCCTGCATTTGTAAGAAATGTTAGTGAAATTAAGATTCATAGAAAGAAACATAAACGTTTCACAATGGCTGACATTGGAAGACTTGAACAGAGACTTGAACAGGTTGAATACTATACTTCACTCTCTCTTCTTGAACAAGACACTGCCAATTTGCAAGTTACAGACTCAGATGGTTTAAATCGTTTTAAATCAGGATTTTTTGTAGATAATTTCAAAAAACATGACTCCCATCAAATAGGACATCCAGATTTTTCTGCAAGTATTGATCAAAGAGATGGTATTCTAAGGCCAGGTCATTACACAACTTGTTTAGATTTGGTGGTCGGTTCTAGGTCATTTATTGGAATCGGAACAACTGCAAATCCCACTTTGGATATTAATTTTTTAGATGATATTGATGGTGATAATATTAAGAAAACTGGTAGACTTTTAACGTTAGATTATACAGAACGAGAATTTATTAAACAACCAATGGCTTCAAGACTTGAAAATCTTAATCCATATTTAATTGTTTACTATTCTGGAAGTATTAAATTAAATCCAGATTCTGATACTTGGACAGATACAAAGTTTGTAGATGCTAATGTTATCATGAAAACAGATGAATATGATCAAGCTGTTCGAGAATTTGGAATCGACACTCAAACTGGTCTTGGTGAACAACAGTGGGGTTCATGGCAGACAGATTGGGCTGGTCAACAAGTCGTAAATTCATTCACAAGAACTGCTGTATCGAATTTAGGAAATATGAGTTCCAGAGCATTCACTCGACGCTTTGGAACTCGCCGAGGAGGTAGATTCCAACTCCCTCCAAATATCAACATCCGTGGCGGTGTTGGAAGGAGAGGAGTTAGAAATGTTCAACGCAGAGTAACAACCACATTCAACGAAATACTTCAAACGACTCGTCAATCAAGAGAAGGTATTCAGATGAAGGTTACTCCAGTGGAGACCTCTGAGGTTATAGGAGAAAAACTTATAAGTCGTGATATTGTTCCTTTCATGAGAAAGAGAAATATTGAAATTGTAACCTCTCGCATGAAACCAAAGACTCAATTCTATGTTTACTTTGACGATGTTGATGTCACCAAATTCTGTACTCCAAAATTAATTGAAATTAGCATGACAAGTGGTGTATTTCAAACTGGTGAGAAAGTTCGTGCTTCCGAAATTCAAAGTATGAATGCACCAGGCGGTGGCCGTTTTACATTTAGATTAGCTGCACCAAATCATAAGGAAGGCCCTTATAATGAACCAACAAAAGTTCTAACAGCAAATCCATATAACATTGCTGCAGGCATATCAACAGTATATTCCACATCTTCAACACTTTTAAATATTGATACATTTAGTCTTGCTTCTGTGGTTCTAGGTGAATTTTCTGGACATGCTAAAAAAGGAATGAAGTTAGTTGGTCAAACAAGTGGTGCAGAGGCGACAATAACAGAAGTTAGATTAATATCAGATACTATTGGTCAATTAACATGTTGTTATGAAGTACCAAATCCAAATTTAGATGCAAATCCACAATTTGAAACTGGTACAAAAACACTTCGTTTAACTACAAGTTCTACAAACTCAAAACTAGCTGGAACAGTCACAGGATCTGCTGAAGCAAACTTCACTTCTTCAGGTTTATTAGATACTAAACAAGAAACAATTCAAACAACTAGAGTTCCTCAGATTGAAAGAATTGATATAGAAGACCAGAGAGTTATCAATAATAGAGTAACAAAAGACGTTGCTCAGAGCACTACAATTACAGGAGAATCAGCTGGAAACCGAGCCTTTAGAAGACGAGGGGGAGATACTAGAGTTAGAAGCAACTTCATGAGAAGATTCAGAAGAAGAAGAAATAGAAGAAGGAGAAGAGGTGGAAGAAATAGGGATCCAATAGCACAATCATTCCAAATCACTGACGAGTATCCTAATGGTATCTATCTCACATCAATTGATGTTTTCTTCCAATCAAAAGATGAAAGTATTCCAGTGACCTTGCAAATTAGACCTGTTGAAACTGGACTGCCAGGATCCACGATAATACCATTTGGTGAGGTGATTTTAGATCCTGATGAAGTTAATGTTTCACAGGATGCGTCAATACCGACCAAGTTTACATTTAATTCTCCTTTATATTTGCCAGGTGATAATAACCGTTTTGCAATTGTTTTAATTTCTAATTCACTAAATTATAATGCTTGGATATCAAGAATGGGAGAGGTAGATATATCTACCGCTGGATTACCTGATGAACAACAAGTTATAATTAGTCAACAACCATACTTAGGCTCTTTGTTCAAATCACAGAACGGTTCTACATGGGATCCAAGTCAGTTTGAAGATTTGAAATTTACCATTTTCCAAGCGGATTTTAATACAGACGCAACAGGTGTAGCTAGATTCTTTAGTCCACAGTTACAGGAAGGTAATGATCAAATTATAACCTTACCAGAAAATTCAATTACTGCTCTTTCTAAAAAGGCTGTAGTTGGATTAGGAACAACCATTCCAGATACAGCTGGATTAGTCCCTGGCGTTACAATTAGTCAGTTTGGTAATTTAAATGCTTCTGCAACTTTAATTAACGTTGCTGGTGTTGCAACTATGGGTGGGCCAAATGATTTAAGTATCATTAATCCTGGCGTTGGTTATACGCCTTCAAGTGGTTCTCTTACATACTCTAGTGTTCCAATGGTTACTCAAACAGGTGAGGGAACTGGAGCGGTTGGAAACATTACAGTTAATAATGGAGTAATAAGTGCAGTCACTCTTACTGATGGTGGTAAAAACTTTGCAGTTGGTGACACTTTAGGAATTGGAACACTCGGTCTTGGAAATGGAAGTGGAGCTGTTATTTCTGTTGGTTTAATTACTGAGAGAAATAGTTTAGTGATTGATAACATTCAAGGTTCATTTAACACTGGTATCGGAACAATTGGATTTAACAACGGTTCACAAGTTCTTGGATTGGATGGAACTACTGGTATCGGAACCACTGTTGATGGTAATATCGGAAGTGGAGTGACAATTAGTTCCTTTGATATTGATACAGACAATGATGGATTACACTTTAAAGTTGATCATAGATCTCATGCATTACACGCTTTTAATAACCTAGTTAAAATATCTGGTGTTGACTCTGATGTTCCTAGCACAAAATTAACTGCTGATTATGACAATAACTCTCTATCAGATATACCTGTGATTGCAGCATCTAATTTTGCAACATTCGAGGGTGTTGGTGTTGGAACAACAAATTATGGATATGCGATTTTAGGAGAAGAAATTATTTCTTACACTGGTGTTTCAGAAAGTTCGATTACTGGTGTCACCACTAGAGGTATTGATGCCACAACTAAATCAAGTCATTTATCTGGTGATGAAATTAAAAAGTATGAATTTGCTGGAGTTTCTCTCCGAAGAATCAACAAGACTCATGATATGAATAGTCCAGCTGCAACTGTAACAGATCCAAAAGATTTAGATTTCTATCATATCAAAGTTGATATGAATAGTGATGGAACAGACAGAAGTGGTGGAACTTTACCAGATCGATTCTTCTCATCAACAAAACGTGCTGGTGGTTCAAATGTAAAGGCAACACAAAACGTGCAGTTTGAAACTCTTACACCTAATGTTCAAACCTTACTACCAAATGGAACAAATGTTGGTGGTAGAGTAAGGACAATTTCAGCAACAAGTATTGATGGTTCTGAAGTATCATTTGTTGATCAGGGGTTTGTGGATGTTACACTTGACGATATGAATCATTTTGAAACACCTCGAATGGTTGCGTCTAAGGTAAATGAAGATAGACAATTAGATGATTTACCTGGCAATAAGTCAATGACATTTGAGTTTGCAATGACTAGTGTAGATGATAATGTTTCGCCAGCTATTGATTTAGATCGAGTTAGTGCAATATTAACCACAAACAGAATCAACAGCCCTGTTTCCGATTTTGCGTCAGATTCGAGAGTTAATCAAACAGGTCAAGATCCTTGTGCAGCAACTTATGTTTCTAATTTAATTGTTTTAGAAAATCCAGCAACAAGTCTTAAAGTTCAGTTTGCTGCATATCGAAGAGACAGTTCTGATATTAGAGTTATGTACAAAGTTCTTTCTGAAGGAGAATCTGAAAATAGTATGGAAAAAGATTTTGATTTATTCCCAGGCTTTGCTAACATAGATCAAAATGGTAATATTATTAACAAAACTAATAATAACGGAAAACCTGATGATCCTGTAACACCTTCTGTTCATGAAACGTTTAAAGATTATGAATTCACACTTGAAGAGTTACCACCATTTACAAGATTCCAAGTCAAAATTGACATGGTTGGAACTAATCAAGCACAACCACCATTTATCAAAGATCTTAGAGCTATCGCACTTGCATAATGGAAGAAGAAATTGAACTAATCCCTGTCGAAGGTAAAATCGGACTCTATCGAGATTCCGATTCTACAGCAATTATTAATTGTGACAAAAAGGCGTATTCGGATTATATGAAACGCAAAAAAATCACAAAAGCTAAAAGTAATGAATTAGATAAAATGAAAGAAGACCTTGATAATGTAAAGGGTGAATTAGGAGAAATCAAAGGTCTTTTATCTACTCTTGTTCAAAAACTAAATAATTAGAAAAATGGCACAACAACAGGTAATCACTTTTGATCCAGATGTTGCCGTTCCAATGGGTGTAAATCTTACCATATTTTCTGGTGCTGATTTTAACACTACATTCACAGTAAAAACTTCTGCTGGTTCCAGTATAGATTTTTCTAACTATACAGGAAGAAGTAATATTAAGAAGTCTGCGATTGGAACTGCAAATACTTTCGGCGTGACTCTTGGTGACTCAAATGGAAGAGTGACTCTTTCGATGGGTTCAACCGTTACTAGAGGTTTGTCTGAGGGTAGATATCTATATGATGTCAATGTAAGTTCTGGTTCTACTTTCTTTAAGATAATAGAAGGTAACGTGCTTGTAAGAACAGGTATTTCAACTTAGAGGTGAAGAATGGCTCAACCAAGTTCCAGAGAAGGATTAATAGATTACGCAAAGAGACAGCTTGGATTTCCTGTCTTAGAGATTAACGTCGCAGATGAACAGTTTCAAGATCTGTTAGATGATGCTATCCAGATATATCAAGAGAGACATTACGATGGTATCGCTAGGATGTATCTTAAATATAAAATTACACAAGACGATATCGATAGAGGACAAGCGAGAGGAGGAGATTCAACTCTTGGAATTACAACAACGACTACAACATCAACAGTTGGTTTATCAACGACTTTTGATTTAGAGGAAAATAATAATTATATACAAATGCCTCCATCTGTCATAGGAGTCAATAATATATTTAAGGTTAGATCAGATACAGTCTATGATGGTCTATTTAATATTCGATATCAGTTATTTTTAAATGATCTATATGCCTTTGGTTCAATTGATCTTCTTCAATATTCAATGGTTCAAACCAAACTTGAAGATATTACCTTCTTATTGAATCCAAATGTGAGATATCGATTTAACATTCGACAAGATCGTCTTTATATTGACGTTGATTGGGCAGCTGCAGTAAATGTAGATGACTACTTTGTGATTGATTGTTTCCGTGTCTTAGACCCAAATGATTTTACAAGAGTCTACAATGATCCATTCTTAAAAAGATATTTTACTGCATTGTGTAAGAAACAGTGGGGTATGAATTTGATTAAGTTTCAAGGTGTTCAATTGCCTGGTGGTATTCAGTTAAATGGTCGTCAGATATATGATGATGGTGTCAGAGAACTAGATGAGATCAGATCTAAGATGTCAAGTGATTATGAAATGCCACCACTTGATATGATTGGATAATGTTAAATCCATTTTTTCTACAGGGTTCTCAAGGAGAACAAGGTTTAGTACAAGACTTAATTAATGAACAATTAAGGATGTACGGTCTTGATTGTCATTATATTCCTCGTAAGTTAATGACATCGAGATCCATAATGAAAGAGGTAACTGAGTCAAGATTTGATCAGGCTTTTCCTCTTGAGGCATACTTGATGAATGTTGATGGATATGCTGGACAGGGGGATATACTTTCAAAGTTTGGTGTTCGTGTCACAACTGAGGCAACATTTGTCATTTCAAGGGAAAGATTTGAGGAATCAGTTTCACCATTCCTAGAAAAACAGGAGGATGATTATGAAATATCAAATCGTCCAAGGGAAGGTGATTTATTATTCTCTCCGTTGGGAAGTAAACTTTTTGAAATTAAATATGTTGAATTTGAAAAACCAAACTACCAATTAAGAAAGAATTACACATATCAACTTACATGTGAAGTCTTTGAATATGAGGATGAGGTTATTGATACAAACGTTGAGAAGATTGATAAGGTTGTTCAGACAGATGGATATGCTGCAAGACTTATCTTATCAGGTATTGGTGTTACCGCAACTGCAAATACAACTCTTAACTTTGGAGCGGTTCAACAGATATTCCTACAAAATGATGGGTACGGATATGTCGCTGCTCCAACCGTTTCGATTAGCACATCACCTGGCGTGGATGCAACTGCTGTTGCGATCATGACATCTAGATCTGGTATTGGAACTGCTAAATCTATTGATAGAATTCTTTTAATCAATCCTGGCAGTGGATACATAGGAATACCCACTGTAACCGTGCCAGGCGCTGGTATAGCGACTGCTGGCATCACTTCTCTAGGTTCTGTAGGTATCGTTACAATTACATCTGGTGGATCTGGTTATACAACAACACCAAATGTTGCGATTACTACCGCACCATCAGGAGGAACTGATGCAACTGCTGAGGCAGTCATGGTTGGTGGAACGATAAGATCAA